GCTGCTGCTGCTGCTGCTGCTGCTGCTGCTGCTGCTGCTGCTGCGGCTGCTGCTCAGGCGGGTCTTTCTTTTCAGGCGGCGTTGATTGTTCCGCCCTCGGCTGCTGTGTCTGCGGTGTCTGCGTTTGCATTGGTTCTCTCCTTTGTTGGGTTTGACTTATGGCGGTAAACGCCGGGACATTCCGAAATCTGCTCAGATCAAATTCTGTGCCATTGAAGATCGCGCGCGTCTGGCCAGTCATCGCTGCTGCTTTGACCACGCCGCGCACTTCATCGGCGAAACCTTTTTCGACCGCTAGTTCTGGACTCATCCACGTCTCGGCAGCGAGCATCGCGCGAATCGCGTCGCGCTCCTGCTTTGTGCGCCGCTCATATACATTGATCATTGTCTCAGTGATCATGTCGAGCGCTGCCGCGATCTTGCGCATCTCTTCGGCAGGCCCCATGACAATCCCGCTCGGCAAGTGAATCATCATGCTGGCGTTCGCACGGATGAAGATTTTGTGGCCAACCATAGCCACGATTGTCGCTGCGCTCGCAGCAAGACCATCGATGTAAACGTGCTTTGTGCTCGGATGATCAGCGAGCCGCGAGTAGATCGCACTCGCATCGAACAGCGAGCCGCCAGGTGAATTGATGTGAATGTCGAGCCGCTTCACGCTGCTCGGCAGCGCAGCGAGCGTCTTGGCGAATCCTTTCGCGGACACTTCGCCAATTTCTTCCCAATCGCCAATCACGTCATAGATCAGCAGTTCTGCGGTCGTCGGCGCTTCGCCTGCTTCCGCTCTGAATCGGTAAAACTCATTCATCGTATAAACCTCCCGCTGAGGCCACCTGCCAGTTCAACGTCTTGATTGCGCTCGGCATAGCGCCTTGTTCTCGCTGCTGGTTGCCCGCGATCTGGCGAAGGCGGCGCAGCCTCACCGGGCTGTTGCCCGCCGCCAGTGACTCGTTCGGGCGGAAATGTCAAATCGGCTTCCTCGAACTCGGTCTTTTCAAGCGCTTGCTGCCGAATGTTATCGCGGTAATTGCTGCCGTTTAGCTCCGCGCTCTCGCGCTCGATGGTCGAGAAACCGCACTTCACTTTCAGATCAGCAGCAGCAACTTCCTTCTGCGGGTCAAGCGAGCCAGCACTTGAGCCTGTCCAGATACAACGGGTCATGGCACGCCTGATGTAAGGATCGTCGAAATTGCCTTTCCATCGCCTGATGCGACCGAGCGCGACAGCATCAGCCATCCATTCCTCGTAGCACGGCTGGCAAAATCCATCGATCATCAGCGCGCGATACTTCCGCACGCGCCGCCAGAAGTCGAGCAGCGCGGCACGCGATGCGCTGTAGCTCGCGTTATACTGTTTCAGCAGCACTTCGTAAGGGATGCCAGTCGCTGCGCCGATGAATTTCGCGACCGCAATCGTGAAGTCGCCGAAGGTCGCGGGCGGTTGAGTGGGCGTTGAGAAGTTAACGGCATGACCTGGCCGCATGAAATTCACGATACCTGGGCCAAGCTGAACGTTGTAAGGATTCAAATCCAGTAGTTCCTTCTTCTGTTCCTCGCTTAAAAGCGACTCGAAAATGTTCGGGTCGGGAAACTCGCTGGTAATGAACGCGGTGAAGTAGCTCTGAATCACTGCGCCGAGCACTGTCGCATCGACGTAGCGCCCTTGCTGCTTCAATAGTTCAAGGCCAACAGCTAAAATGGGGACGCCCCGCCGCTGTTCAGGGCGTTCGGGGCGCATCAGCATCACCATATTCCGGCGACCACTCAGCTTGCCGAAAGGTTCTACGCGGGTCGTGTCGCTCAGCGTGGGCGCACGGAACGTCTGGCGCGTCGACAACGGATGCACAGCCGCGATATGATAAGCAGTCAGTTCGCCTTCTTCGCTAAGCTCCACTCCGTTGAAAATGTTTTTATTCGGGTCGGGAATCGTCGGGTCTTTCACGCGATCAGCTTCCAGAATCCGCAAACGAAAGTCGTAATGCGTGCCCTCGCGCGGTTTCAGCGGGAACAGGCAAGGGCAATCGCCACTGAGCAGCATCGATTGAAACGCCACGTGCTGCTTGGTATAAAATGTGTCCTTTGCCTCAAAGTCGCACTCGCGCGGGTCGCTCGCCCACCAGCCGAAAAGGTCTGCCAGTTCCTTATTTAGTTCAGCGGTTGCTGTCTCATCGAGGCCGATCTTCGCGCCGTCCACGTTCGGCGCAGCATACAGACCTTCGCCGATTACGTTCGTATCCAGCGTTTCCACTGCGCCCGCTGCGAGCGGGATTCCCATGAACGCATCGCGCGAGCGCTCACGCAGGATTTGCGCGTTGCGGCCAATATCCGAATCAGCATCGCCGCCTCGATACAGCCAGCCGAGGATTGAGTTCTTGGTCGTGCTCGCGCCATAGTTGCCGTAGCCCGTGTTGGTGAATCGGTAGGGCGAAATCAGTAATTTGCCATTCGCATCGAGCAACGTGCCGAGCGGCAACCTGGCTTCTCCATTGCCGTTTCGGCTATTCCTGAGCGTGATGGCGTTCATATATCACGCGGAATGACACGCCTCGCCGCGTCGCGACCAGTCAACGCGGTCGGCAATTCCGCTTCGCCGCAGTAAAGCTTGACCATCTGATTCCAGTAATCGACGGCCTTGGATTGCTCAGCAGCAGTCGCGAAACGCACCCAGCGACTGCCAATCCCGTAGCCGGTCGCGCCTCGACTCGATGCGCCCATTCCTTCAAGCGCTTTCGCCAGCCCTGCTCTCGCCCAAGCACAAGTGAATGGCGCTGGCGGCGCTGGCGGTGGTTCTGTTGGTGGCATTCGCGCGCACGTTAAACCTGCTTTTCCGCGTGCTGTCAATAGCGCGGAATTAAATACTCAGGAAAATCCTTTTTGTTTCCAGTCAGGTTTTGATGTAGAAATTGCCAATAAATGCCAGCGCCGACACGAATCGTCGTGATCAGGGAGCAGCGCAAACGAGGCCGCGGGCGACCGCGTCTCGGCAACAAGCGCGTCGAGTGCATGGTGCCAAAGCCAGTGCTTGATCAACTGATGAAGGAAGAAGCCAAAACAGGCATCTACCACACGCGCATCGCTGCAAACGTGCTCTGTAATTGGGCAGCGAAGAAAGGCGCGTTTCAGGAAACGGCGCTGTAAGTGCCTCAGCCACGGTTGGTTCAGCTTATGCTGTTTTCAGCATAAGCTTCATTGAATCCCTCGGTTCTGGACGCCGAACCTGTTGCGTTTCGGTTGCTGCTGCGCTGCGGGCGCATCGCCCATCGCCATTTTCTGCGAACCGAATGGCGAAGTCGCCGCGTCCACTGCGCGTTCTTTCGCGGTAAACACGTCGCGTTTCATCTTGTCCAGATCGATGCCTGTCCACGGCATCGCCACCGCGCCGAGCGCGTAATTGCGGCAGTCGAAAGGCTCGTTGCGCTGCGACAATCGCTTAATCCAAATATAGGTTCGGAAGCCGTTTTTCGCTTTCACGATGCGCCGCTCGGCAGTCAATCCCTTAAAGTATTCCTCATCATAGCCGCGACACGGCTGACCGTTCATCAGCTTCGGGAAATGGCAGTAGCCAGGTCCGACCTTCTCTACGCGCAATCGATTCACGATTTCTTCCTTGCCCGAATCGACGCCGAGCGTCATCAGACGCGCGCGATTGCCTTTCGTGAACGTGCCTGCGCCCTTGATAAATGGTTTGCCGAGGCCGCCTTCACCCTTGATCGCAATGGCGCGCGGCTGGCGCGGCTTGGTGTAAGCGTAAACGAAGTCGCTGGCGTAGCCGGAATCAACTGCCATTTTGCGCACCCGCATCAGATCGCCGTTGCCGCACTTGAACAGGCGATTGTAAACCGCTTTGTCTAATTCATCCCACACGTCCTGCTCGCGCGGGTCGCCATCGATCAGCCCAAACTCGATGCCCCAACTCTCCCTGCCTTTGCCCCATCCGACCACTTCGTAATGCAGCGCGCGCTCGCCAACGTCCACGCCAGCAGTCAAGACCAGCACTTCATCAGGCACTTGGACGCCATACGGTTCCCTGCGCTCCTTATAGAGATCGATGTCAACCTTGTCGCCAGTATCTTCGTGCAGCAGTCCGAGCCGCGTGTTGCGAAAAGCTTTGAGCGGTTCAATGTCGCCCTCAGCAGCAGCGTGCGCCGCGCGCACGAACTCATCGCGCAAAATGTCCCACTCAATCCACGGATTGTAGAGGCCGCTCAGGAAAAACCCGCGCGTCATTACTTTGTTCCCGCGCTGATCGAGCGGGCGATGCGCGCGCCACTCGCCCTTGCCTGCTATCCAGAGGAACTTCTCTAAGTGTTTGTTGCAGGTGAGACAGTGATGCGTCATGTCCGAGAAACGAACCCTGTCCCATTCGAGAACTTGCATGAACCCGCAGTCTGGACACGGCAGATACCAATACTCCTGCGTGCTCTCGGCCATTTCGCGCTCGATGTGACTGACGCCTTTGATACCAGGACTGCTGACAATGACGATCTTCCGATTCCAGAACGCGGTCGTGCGCGCGATGCCAAGTTGCAGCGGATTGCCTTCTGTGCCTGCGCTCGCAGCGTAGCGATCAACATCATCGAATAGTGCCACGCGCACAGGCCGCCCGCTCAGTGATGCCGCGCTGTTCGCGCCCGCGAGCGCCACGTAGCCGCCCTTGAAACTTTTCCGCCGCAGCGTGTTCTGGCTGTCTCTGCTGCGCGATTCAGCCACCTTGCCGCGCAAGCGCGGGCTGTCGCGCAGCATTGGCGCTAAGCGATCTGTCGAAAAGACCTCGGCAATTTCAATCGTCGGCTGAACGACCAGAATAGGACAAGGATCTTCGTCGATGTGATAGCCGACCGGATTCAAGATCGCGCTGTCAGTCAGTCCAAGCTGCGCTGCCTTCTGGATTACTACCTTCGGCGTCCACGGATCGCTGATCGCGTCCATGATCTCGCGCTCATAGGGCGCGTTGTCCGTCACCCATTGACCTGGCTCTGCGCTCGATTCGCTGCTAAGGACGCGGTATTTGTCCGCCCACTCGCTCAGCTTGAGCTTGCTCGGCGGGCGCAGCACCGAAGCGAACGAAGCAAGGAAGGCGTCGCTGTTATCGTATGCGCGCGCCTCTTCGCGGCTCTCACTCGCGGAGAGTTTCTTCGTCGCCGTTTTCGCCATTCAAAGTTGTCAGATCGACGCCTTGCGATTTGAGATACGCTTCCCGCTGCTCCGCAAACATCTTCGGCGTGTAGCCTGAAAGCTCGCGCAGCGCCAATTCGATCTCGGTTGTGATGATGGTAAATATGTCGCGAAACTTTTTGCCAACGCACTTGCGCGCTACCCGCGAGGGTATGGCAAGGATGCGCTGCTTGAAATAGGTCAGCATGTTCGTCCAGATGAACTCGATGTGCCGCCCTTGATGCACTTCGCCCCGCGCTTCGCGAAGTTTCATCTGCATGATTTCATTCTCTGCCGCCAGCTTCTCGTTGCGCAGCGCGTTACGTCGCTGCTCGCTCATGTCGCCCTGTCGCGCCGTTCCTCGCAGCCAGCGGCAGTAATCGCGAACCGCGTGCAGCGTGTAGCGCCCCATGATCTCTGCGCCCTCAGCATCTCGCGCGCGCTGAATGATTCCTTGCGACGTGAGCTTGCGAATGTAGCTGGCGTCAACGTCAATGACGCGCGCTAGATCAGTCGTGGTCATTGTCTGCTGTCTTGCCATAGCGCAAATTTCTTATTCTCGCTTGCAGGTGCGCACGACGCTGGAGTATCGGCGCGACGCGACTGTCTTTTTGTTAGGCCAGTCTCTAGCGGAAAAGGGGACTCTCCGCGAG